GGCGGCGCCCTCGGCTGGCACGGCGCTCGCGTTGGCATAATGGGCGGTTGTTTCGACAGCTTTTGCGGCGGCATTGGCCTTACTCACGATACCGATGGTGCGAGCCACCTCGACGACACTACGGACGCCCTCGATGATGCCGAAAAATCCGTTTATCACACTCGTGAGCTTTTGCCACGCCGACGCGCTGCCCTCCAATGACTCGGCGATGCCGTTAATACTGTCGCCGATGCCCTGCACACCACCCCACGCCGTTTTGACGGTGCCGATGCTCTTGACAGATACAGCGCGCCAATGGCTATAAGTGGCGATGAGGGCTTGCAGGTCTTTGCGCTGCGCGTCTCCGATGGGGCTGCGGGGATCTGTGAGTTGCTTTTGCACTCTCTGGATGCGGCTTGTGAGCTCGTCGAAGCCTATTGCGCGGATTTTTACGCGCATTTCGCGGTCGTCCAGCCCCTCAATGTCGCGCACCTCTTGCAGCTCTCTGAGTAGCTCCGACGTGTTACGGAGCTTTGTGAGTTTCTCCTCGTGTGCCGCAATGGTGCGCTGTGTGTTGTACAGTTCATCACCGCTTTGCTTGTTGCTTGCGTCTTGGTAGTGGCTTATTGCTTTTGTCAGTTCCTCCACTGTATGCAGCTCTTGCAAGCGCGCGGGGGCTGCGTACTTTTTGGTGGTGTCAGTGTTGGTCTTGTTGTAGCTGGTCTGTGCCGACATTACGCGCAAGTGGCTCTGAATCTTGTCGGATGCTGGTAGGTCTAGGCTGGTGAGCTTTTGAGGATTGCGACGACCGCGTGCTACTGCGTCCTTGTTGCGTGCATCAAGCTCCCACATCTTGTCTGCGTGGTCTTGTGCTTGCTCAAGTTGCTCACGCTGGTAGTTGGCTTCGTCTTGCAGTGCTCTGTCGTAGTTGAGGCGGTTTTGCGCAAGCTCCTTTTCCTTTCCGTCCCGCATGAGATTAATGGCATTCTGACGGACTTCAAACGCCTTTTTATTGCGTTCGTCTTCGCGCTTTTTGCTATAAGATGCAGCTTCGTCCGCCATCTTGTTGATGCGGTCGTTTTTCTCCTTTTCCGCGCGTATCTCTTTTGCCAGACGCTGCTCTGCGGTCTCACCCTTTTTCTCCTTGAGTTTCTCCAACTTTGTGCCGCTTCCACCCTTTGGCTGGTTACCCTGGTGCTCCTGCATCTTCTGACGCGTGAGTTCCATGCGCTGCTCGATAGATTTTTTTTCATCGTCTAGCCTCGAGCGTTCCTTGCTCCAATACTTATAATCGGAGGAGGTTGTCTTCTTGGTCTCGAAGGCGTCCGAAAAATTACGGCCTGAAGCCATGTACCCAAGACCCTCAACGGCTCGGGGAAGGAAGTCTGTAACGTTGCGATCGTTTGACCAATCGATATTTTTAGAGTATTCTTTTTCTCCTCGGTGTCTATTTTCTTGGTCTTTGGCGATTTCTCTTTCTGTTTCGACTTTAGCTAATTGACTCCCAAGAGACTCCATCTGGGCGGCATAACCCAAAGCTTCCGCGTACTTCGTGACGTTCTCGGTGAGCGCTTTGTACCACTCGTTGACAGTATTATAATGCCCAAAAGAAGCCCCATATTTAGCATTCAATCGCGCCACCGCGTCCTTTGCTTCTATCGTCCCATTCTTTAGTCCCTTAATCTTCTCTATCTCTTTGGTGATTTCTTGTCGGGCTTTTGCCGCGGTTTCTGTAAAGGCATTCTGACTCTCCGCTGCGCGTGTCTGTCTGTCTTGTAGTGCCTTAGAGTTTTCCGTGGCTTCCTTGGTTGCACTGCCTAGGCCTCCCATCATACCGATAAGACCCTGTATAGCTAGACCGACGCCCAAAGTCGCCACCCCCATGAGGGCGACAGACAAACCACGCGCGGCTATAGTGGAGATACCAAGAGACGAGGCGAGTCCTTTTTGTAGGAATGCTAAGGTTGCGGTCGCGGCACTTGCAGCGCGCTGCGCTAACGCGAGCAGGTTTGTCGGTCGGAGTGTTGAAATAAGCGTCAGCCCGAACGACTTGACCATGCCAACAGCCGACACGAGTACCGTTTTCAGCTGTATGACAGAGGCGACCAAAATGCCTACTTGTGAGGCGGCCGCGAGATACTGACCGTACTCGGTGACAAGCTGCCCGATCTTATATTTAATACCCCCGAACGCGTTTTGCAACTGCTTCATCTTACCCGCGTCAGTCTGCGCCAGCTTGGCGTTCATTTCGCCGACGTTGTTAGTGATGACCTGAGTCAAGGTGGCGGCGCGCTCACTCTCCGTACCGTACTTGAGTATCTTCTCCTCAGCCTCCGAAAAGGTGATGCCCACGCGGCGCAGCGCGCTCGTCTGTCCCTGCATCGCCTTACCCATCAAGTTACCAATGCCCACTGCGTCCTCTTGGCTAGCGTTGACACCCTTTTGTTGGGCGAGTAGGTTGTTCATGGCTGGGATGAGCGTGCGCAGCGTGCTGGACTGCGTGAGGAACGTGGCCACTTGCTGCGCGCCTGCATTCTGCACGCTGCCGCCAATCACGCCAAGCTCTTTTTGTGCATTGGTCACAGCCTTGATACTCTTGATGTCGTCCTCCGTCGCGTCCATGCGCTGACGCATTACCACCTCCAACTTCTTGGAGGCCACCGTGGCATTGTTGTAAGTGTCCGCGTAGCTGCCGAGTACACCTTGCAAGCCAGAGACAGCCGAGCGCAAACCGAGGTACAGCTGACTAACATTCGCAGCTTGTAGCAGCACTTCTTGGCGCACGCGGCTCGCCTTGCGGGCAGTGTCGGCGGCTTGGTCGGCGCTCTCGCGGAGCTTTGCCGTGGCGGAGCGTGCCACCTTAGCCACGCCCTCAATAGTGGAGGCGAGGGACTTGAGAGACTCGTCTTTGACGACGGTCACGACGTTGATGTTTGCGCTAGATGCTGCCATGGTTATTGCTTTTTAGCGAGACGCGCGACCAGCTCGTGGGCGCGGGCGCGTTGCTCGGCGGTTGTCATTTTAGGGGTGTCAGCTGCGGGGCGATGTCTTGGGGCATTGTCCCACGGGAGCGGGAGCAGCTGCTCGGGGGTTATCTTTCGGGTGGTGTGCGGCTGCACTGAGATGGTGGCGACGAGGCGGGCGCGGGTCCACTCATCGCGCAGGTGGGCGTCGCTCTGCTGCTGGTGGGCGTCGCTCACGGCCTCGAACTCTGCGGGGGTAAGCATCTCGAGATCAACTAGCGACAAACCGAGCACGCCCAAGCCGTACCCCGCCAGCTCAGCCCAGCTTACTTCTTTTTTTTTGCCCCCTTGTCCTCTGGGGCTTCCGCAACTTGGTCTGCCTGCCAAGCCATCAATTCATCGAGAGTGAGGTCGTCGGCAAAAGCGTCTGGATCATTGTAGGGGAACTCCACGCCGTCGCGCTTGCAAGCCTTGGACACTACGCAATACAAAAACACAGAAAGATCTGTGATGTCGTTGCCGATGTCGGTCACGCTCTTACCCGCGAGGGTTTCAAATTGTCGATACGCGCCGAGCGTGTGGTAGCTAGGGTATTTCTTCCCTGCGATGCTAAATGTTTGTTTCTTTGCTGCCATATTTCAGTCTAAAAAAGGCGGGAGGCGCGCGCCTCCCTTTTAGTTAGTTTGTGTGTTGGTTAATCCTTTGAAATGGTTTTTTCGGGGTCGAGCTCTACGGCACCCGTGTTTTTGAGACTGATGTTCCATGTGGCATCGTCGCCCGCGCCGTCTTGTCGCTTGAGTGACTCAATTACGAAATTACCAGTCAAATAGGGCGCTTCTTTTCCTCGCTCCATGCACTTGCACTCGACGGGCTGCGCGTTATTGTAAGCAGTGAGGAGCGCGCTGAAGCCCGCTTCTGTCTCGTCGTAGCTGACGAGCCCCTCCGCGGTAATTGAGACGCTCAAACTGGTCACACTACTCTCTTTCCACTTGCTCTGCCCTTTGCTCTTGCTCGCTACGGGCTTGACGTTGCGTTCCTTGGTCTCTGTGCTAAAGTCTGTGCTGTGGCTAGTGCAATGCCCCACGGGCTTGCCGTCGACATAAAGCAGCATGTCGGAGCCGTTGAAATATCCTGATTGTGCCATCTGTGGTGATTTTTGTGTTTTGGGTTGTGGCATATAGTTTTGTATTAGGCGCGCACCGCGAAGGTGAGCAAATTGCCATAAGCGTCGGAGTCGTACAACTCCTCCGCGTCGGTGAGGATGCAGCTACGCACACGGAGGTCGCCCTCTTGTGCTTGCTGATGGTCTAGGGCTGCGCGTACAGCCTCTGCGAGGGCTACGCTATCCGCATAGGTTGAGGCGTAGCATACCACCTCGACAAGCGCGGTGTCTGCGCTGCTTGGTGTCTTTGTTGCCTGCGTCTCTAGGGCTGCGCGTCGGTAGACTACGTAAGGCAGGGTCGCTTGGTCTACGATAAGCGGGTACACGCGGTCGGTGATGGCGCGCACGCGCTCGCTGTCGGTGAGCATCTTGCGTATCAATATACCCACACTGAGGGAGGTTTGCTGCATGGTGTTATTTGCTTGTTAGTCGCTCGAGCCAGCCAACGAAGCCCGACATAATTTCGCCCACCGCTGCACTGTTGGCGGCGGCTGCCGCGCTCATAAAGCCTAGGGCGGTGATTTTGCCGCGGCGGGAGCTTGTGCCGCGCGTGAATCGGTCGCGAGTACCACCTTCAAACCAATAGGCGACGGGCTTTTTCAGCCCTGCGCGGTTGGTGTGCATCGACTTTTCGCCTTTGGTCATCACACGCACCTTAAAGCCCATCTTTTGTTTGAAATTTGCCACGCGTACGGTCTTTGCGATGGTGGCGGCGTTGTGTAGGCTCTTACCCTTTAGCGCGCTCTGCGCGGCTCTGCGCACCTTGTTGGCAGCTTTTCGCGTCGGGTTGCGTAGTGCCTTGAGGCGGTCGCGCTCGTTGAGCTTTGCCCACATATAGCGGAGATCTTGCTCGTTGATTGTTACGTTAAGCATAGCCAGTCGGCGTTACTCGTTGACGCGCTCGCAAATCAATGTTTGCAGGCCGCGCGCGGTGTTGGGGATTATTGCGGTAATCGTATAGAGATGTCCGCCAGTCTCGCGTGCCCGCCACTGCTCTCGCGGCTTGTGCTGGATGCGGATGTTGTACTCGGTGGAGTGGTTGGCGAAGTGCTCGCCCACCTCATCGCGCCCGCGTGCCGTATGCTTGATGCGCTCAGCGTGAACCGTGCGGTAGGGCGTGTAGGTTGTCTTCTCCGCTCCGTAAGCATCCACCACGCGCGTGGGCTGGAGCAACTCGAGGGCTGTGGTCATCCGTCCTGCGTACATAATCTCTGGTAGGGTCTAATTAGGGCGGTCAATGTGGCGGGTACCTCGGACATCTGCACACCAGCCACCGCCTCGCGCTGGTTGTACCAATGTCCGCCGAGTGAGTAGACGGCAATGATCAGCGGGCGGGGCAACGCGCCGCCGCCGAGGGCTTTCAACTCCTCGGGGCTGCGGTTGGTGGCTCTAATTACCGCCTCTTCTGCTGCCTCCAATAGGTGGAGGAGATAGGCATCATCGTCGTCGAAATCATCGGCGCGGACGTGCCTTTTGAAAAGGGCAAAATCGGTGTGCATGAGTGTCTAGGGGTTATGCGTTGACTTTGAGGAGCGCGAACGCCTCAGGGCGCAAGGTCTTAAAGCCGAACATTGTGTTGAGCGTGAAGCGCACCTCGTCGCGCGTCGCACCGGTGAATGGGTCGATGATGAACGCCATGTCACCAAACTGCCCGCAGGGCTCGTAAAGCCATGCGCCGAGGCCGATAAACTCTTCCGTGATAAACGGAGTACAGAAGACGGGCAGCCCCGCGATTTTGTTGTCCGCGCATACCATGAGGCCGCTGCCTGCGTCCACGGGGGTGGTCTCGAGGATTGCCTTCTGTGCCTCAGTCATTACCCAGCAAAGAGAGTCGCTTGACACTCCGGAGCTGAGCACCTTAGCCTTGAGGAGGGCGAGGTCGCGCAAGGTCGTGGGCGCGGTGAGCGTCTTGGTGGGGCTTTCCTTGAGAGTGGCGAAAGGTCCCACGAGGTTGGTAGCGTTGGTCACTTTGTCAGGGCTGAACATTGCCTTATTGAGCAGGTAGGTCACGGCGTTGGGGATGATTTCCTTGATAACGGTTTCCACGATGCCGTTGGTCTGCACAAGTGTTTGGCGGGTGACGGGCAAAGTAATACCCACACGGTCGGGGCTCGCCTTGAGTTGGCTAAGCGTGATTTTTTTGTCCGTAAGCGTGACAGACTCGCCAGCGATTTGCGCTTCTACAGCCTCAAAGACGGGCCAAACGTACTCACCCGACAAGCCAGTCTTAACTGTGATTCCCACTTTGTCGAAAATGAGCCCGGCTTGCAAGGGGCGGAGGATGTCTTGCACGTTGATAGGCACCACACCACCCTTTTGTGCGTCGCTCACGAGCATGACGTCGCGGACGATCTCCACGTTGGTGGGCTTGCCCGCGTTCATGTTCTCACGCACGATGCGGTCGGCTTCTTCGATGCTGCGGGTGCGCTCTTCCTCAGGTTGGCAGAGTGCGAGGGCGCGGAGGTCCATCTCATTCTGTTGGAGCTCGCGCAAAATGTCTTGATACTCTTTTTCTTCGGCTTCGTTGCGGCTGCGCTTCTCGGTCTTGAGTGTCTCAGACATCGCGCTGATGCGCTCGCGCAATTCTTCGCGGCGGTCGCGGAGATGCTTTGCTTGTAGTCTAATTTTGTGCATATCTATATAGTTAGCTAGTTAGTTATCGTAGGTCTTTGCGGCGCGCTGCATCTCTTCGATTTGTTCGCGCCAGGTGGTATCTTCGGGGGCGTCAGGCTCTTGCGCCTTGTGCATAAGCTCTCGCAGCTCCGCATGGGTGTCGGGGTAGGCGGGATTTACCACCAGCGACATATCGTGCACCCCCTTGACGGCTCGCACCGTGTAGAGTATCTCAACTTTGCCACCGTCTGTGTGTACTACCTCACGGCTCACGTAATCGGTGTCCCAATAAGGGACGGTGAAGGCAAAGGAGCAGCCGGTGATGTCCCCGCGGCGCACAAGCTCCAAGGCAGTGTCGCCGTCGATGGTGTTGGGGGCGTCAAACTCGAACGTCACGCCCGTATCGTCCACATCGTAGCGCAGTGTGCCTTGTCCTTGGTTGGAGCGGGCGAGAAGGTGCTGATTGTCGTGGTACAGGTTGAATTTTATGTCGCTTTTGTCGAGTAGTTCGCGGGTTATCGCGCTCTTGTCGATGATCTCATACGCGCGCTCCTCGCCGTCGTCCCACAAGGCGGCGGAGCGTTGGCCGAATAAGATGGCGCGGCCCGTGATGGTGCGGCTCTCCGGTTCGCCGTCTGCGGCGGCTCTGATGTGCACGCCAGTGGGAATGAGGAGCGCGCGCTGTATCGGGGTCTGGTTAGTCTGTTGGTTCATTTTGTGTGGGGTCTTGGGGGTTGGCTGTGTCGGCGGATAAGTCGCGCAGGTTTGCAGAGACTAGCGCGCGGTCGCCGCCATCCACGGGGGGCTTGTTTTCGGCGGTGCGCCACTCGTTGACTGTGTAGAGTCCGGCGGCGATGGTTGCCGTTTGGTATCGCACGCGGCTCTCGAGGTCGCAGGCATTGAGCTCCAAGCGGTCAAAAATGATGCGGCGCTTGTGGGCGATACTCGAGGGGTACAGCTTGCGCAGTAGTTCACACTCGATTTTCACAAGGATAGGATTAAGCGTACCGCGCAAAAAATCTGCGTACGCGTTCTCCGCGCTCTTGTAGTTGGTGGCACTGTCGTCGAAGACGAAGGACGGATGCACGCCAAAAAAGCGGCAAATCTCACGTACCGAAAATTTCCGGGTCTCCAGAAATTGCATATCCGCCGAGGTCATCGTGATTTGCCGAAACTCTGAGGAGCCAGGGAGATGCACAATCTTTTCGCCGTCCGCAAATCGCTCGTCTAAGCTCTTCGCGGTCTTTTTAAGCTCGTCCTCTTGGTACTCGCCAAATCCGCGCAGGCTGCGGTCGTTGGTGACAAAGCCGCGGACGTTGCCGCCATTGCGAAATCTCTTGTTTGTCTCGGCATCTCCACGGGCAGCGGTGTCGAGCGTTCCGCGGGCGTAGTCTAGCACACTGCGACCCGTGTGCCCGTCGGTGGTGGCATATTTGAGATGCAGCACCTCGCTTTGGTCGTAAGTGCCCGACAAGCCTTGTGCGTAGTCGCTTATCGTGTAGACACCACGCGTGGAGTCATGTGCCACCGTGTGGGGGCTGCATAGCATAAGGCGGTCGAGCTCTTGCGTTGCACTAGAGTAGATGGGCAGTACGTAAGCGTTACCGTGCAAAAGCAGTTGGCGAACGAGCGCCTCACGAAAATCCACGGCGGACACATCGGGAGAGGGCTGCACGTTGAGTAAGTAGGTGAGGCGGTCAGCAGGGCGGTCGGCAAAGATGTCGCCGCGCAGCCACTGCACGCGCATAGGCAGCACAGCCACGCTGCGCGCAATGACGTCCACGCAGCGGTAAGCTGTGGCGACGGAGAGATCTCCGCCATAGCCTAGCAGGCTCAAATCGCTAGACACATAGGGACGCCCGACCGGCTCAGCGTTAGCCGAGGCAGCGGGGCGACCTTGGGAGCGTGGAAAAAGTGACTTGAGCTTCTCAAACATAACAACAAATGCATTACTACTCACAAAATTACAAAGTAATTTCCGAGGCGCAAAATGTTGTTTTTCAGCGATTTAAGGACAATATAAGACACAAAAAAGCACCGCGCGGCAAAGCGCGGCAACAATACGACAAAATAAGTGCTTTTTCATAGTGTTAAAAAAAATCCCCACGCCCAGAAATAGGGCGCGGGGATTGTGGTCTTTAGCGGCGGCGGGGGTGGTAGTACATTTTTCCGCCGATTTCTCTAAACTCGGTGACGCACATGAGATGGGCACGTATCATGGTCAGACGCAGCTCATCCTGCCACGCCTGCCACGCTTGGCGGGAGCGGCTGACGACCTTGCTGAGTGCGGCTTCGCGGTTTGCGATTTGCGAGGAAACGGCACGGCGGTGCACACGCCACGAGGCTACATACTTACCTACGAGGGCACGGAACTTGGCACATGAGCGGAAGCCGTTGCTATAATCTAGGTAAGGGTACGCGGATTTATAGAGGTCCGCGTGGCTCTCTAGCTCTTGTGCAATGATGTCGGTCACGTCCTCTTGGGTGAGTGTGACATCCTCGGAGCAGTCGCGCACAGTGCGATACAAGTGCCGCTCAAAGTTGGACACGGCAGCGCGCAGCTGCATGGTCTGATCTTGCGGGGTCATAGCGTCACCGCCTTTCTGTTGGCAGACATGAGGTAATTGTCCAGACGGCTGTGCATCTCATCTTCTAGCGCGGAAAAGATGGGGCGGAGAAGGTCGGCGAACTTGTTGCACTGCTCATCATTGAGTCGAATTTCTTCGGCGCGGTCTTGACATGAGGGGCTGAAATAATCCACCAGACGACAGTACAGGCTCTCCGTAAGGTCGAGCATCTCGAGCACCTCGCGGGTGTTTTTTGACAGCTGGAGGGTTGTTGATGTATTAGCTTGGCTCATTTCGCACCTCCTTTCACGCTAAGTTGGTCGAATAGGCTTGCGGCGGATTCGCTCTGCCCGAATTTGGAGTGCAACCACGCACGCCCTTTCTCTGTCCACACAGTGGTCAAGCGGGTGGCACTTTTGCCTTGATGGTCGATGTAGGCAGTAGTGCGCACAGCGGTCAGGTCCTTGCCTGCGTGCTTGGCTGTTACAAACCACTGCTCGGAGCGTTTGAACATGTCGCCACCCGCTTTGAGCAGGTTGTGCAGCTTGATAGCGGAGGACAAGCCAAGCTCTTTCGCCATCTGTGTGGTGGTGTACGTGCCGCGTGCACTTAGCACCTCATCTGCGTATTGCACCTTGGGGGCTTGCAGTTGGAGCTGCTGCGTCTGCGCCTCGATGCGATCTTGCTGTTGGCGGATGCGCTGCTCATAGTTGGAGAGAGTGGCGTCGGCTACTTTGAGGGCGCGTGCCATAAGGGTCTCGGGGGTGTCCTCAGTCACTTGAGCGATGTAGCCGCCATTTTGGCGGATGGCTGGCAAGACTTCTTCAAACACCCACGCTTGAAACTTTTCCGCCTCGGGCTTGCGGCTCTGGAAGATGCAGCGGTACAAGTTCGGCTCGTCGATGTAGGTCATTTGTTGCACCACCACCGCGCCGTGCTGGTTGGTGGTAGGGGTGTAACTACTAGTTACACCCCTTTGGGCTAATCTCTCTTTTACTCTTCTTGAGTTGCTCAGCCCGAGGGCTTTAGTAACATCGGAAAGGCAGAAATAAATCTTGTCTTGCTGTGTAGCGGTTCGGAGCTGTCCGAACATCGCGCACTCAAACACGCGAGTGCTTGGATGGGTTGCGGCAGTTTCTAACATAATAAAAGCGCAAAAAGGGCATTTGCCTGACCTGCTGTTAGAACCGCCGCGAGGAGATTTGTGCGCCATTACAGCTAACACACAGGGGTGCAAATGCCCTTATATTGAAAAATGAATTTTCAAAAGGTAGGAAAGTAGACGGCTATAAAAATAGCCCTCGACCGATAGGGGTGGTGAGGACTTTAAGCCGTCCTCGCTGCAATTCTAACACCGCGAAAGTATAAACTTTTCACGACATCGCCAAATTTCCACGCAATTATTTTTCAAAATTCGCGCATTGTGTCATTTACGCGCTTTTGCGCTTCTGCCTTCTCCGCCGCTTCGGCGAGCTTCTTCACGGGCGCGTTGATATATTCCATGTAATTGCGAGCAAAGCGAACAACGAGGTTTTTCTTTACACTTATCACCTCGTAGTCTTCGCGGTCCTCGTGGACGGCATAGGTGGCGAAACCTTTGCCCTCCATCGCTTTCATAAAAGCCCCCTCCAAAAATACAGCCTCGTCACCGTCGCTTGCTGTTTCGTAGCCCTTTATCAAGCATGTGCGGTCTATGATATATCGCATCGCATAGAGTTTACCCTTGTAGTATTCGCTGCTGAAATTGAGATACATCGTCATCTTGGGGTCGGACGTTTCAAAACGGTACTCGTATTCATCCGCATAGTTTAGGCGCACTTTCTTTTGGCGGCGTAGCTTCGCAAAATGCTTGCTCACTTCTGCGCGTGTCATGCCAAAGCGGAAACCAAGAAAAAGCTCGTTTTCTGTCTGGGCTGCGCCCTCGGCTTTCTTCCATGCGCGTTCACTGTCGGTGCGACCTGCTGGGGCGTCTCTTAGCTCGTCGGGTACTGAGTCCTTTGGCGCGGCGGCTTCTTGCTTCACTCGCGCCGGTTGGCATTGAGTTGTTGCTGTCAAAAGGAGCAAAAATGCAGGGGCTATTAGTGTGCTTAGGTATTTCATTCTGTGTGATTCCTTATTTTTTCTGCGAATATACAAAATTTTCTCCTATCTTTTTCGAGAAATCTCCCACGATTTGCGAAAAAGATAGGAGTTTTTGCTCTTTAGCTCTGAGAAAATCGCACGAATCTCCGAAGAATAAAAAAAGTTTATCCTTTCGCGCATTTTTTACCCCTTATATTTTGCTATCTAAATAAAAAGCATTATCTTTGTATTGTAATCAAACAAACAACGATAACAAGATGAAATACAGCGACCTCCACAAATTCCTAAAGCTCCACGGATGTAGCCAAAAAGGAGAAGAAAGCGGACACCCACAATGGTACAGCCCACACAGTGGTAAGCACTTCGCCACAAGTCACCACCGCTCTCAAGAAGTAGCCAACGGCACACTAGACAGCATTCTCAAACTTGCAGGACTGAAAAAGCAGTTTAAGGAGCGAGGAAAGAAAGGGAAAGGAAAGATGAGGTAGGGGCGAAAGCCCCCTCCCATCCTTTCGGATTACACTGCAGTATTTCATCACATACACATAAACCCAAATTACACGATTATGCAACAAATCACCGCGCACGTTGAAAACAACGGACAGGGCTTGTACTCAGTCTACATCGAAGAAGATATGCCCTTCGGAGTTATAGGAGATGGCTGGACCATCGAAGAAGCAAAAGCGGACTTTTTGGAGTCTTACAAATCTGCATGCGAGGATCATTTAGAAAGCACCGGCGATGATGTGCAAGTGCCCGTGGTCTTCATCTTGGACTTAACTGCCTTGCTCTATCATTACAAGAATTATCTATCTCTTGCGGGGCTTTCGCGCCTCACGGGCATCAATAAGGCGCAGCTCTCACAATACGTTTGCGGACGCCGAAACGCTAAGCCGCAAACCATTGAGCACATCAAAAAAGCCGTGCAGGACTTCGCGCACGATTTGCTCAATGATTTCGCCTAATCTTCCACCTTGTCTACTACGAGGGGTGACCGCTTCAAAGTGGTCGCTCCTCTTTTTTTACTGCTCATAGTCGAGGAACAAGCGCAAGCACATGAGCATCGTGATCACACCGTCTATTTTTTGATTGTGCCGACGCTTGAGGGGCTTGCAGTTGTCTAGTTTGTCGTAGTCTAGCACCGCGTTGCCAAAGCAATAGGCATTGATTGGGTTGTCGTTGATGGTCACGCGGTCGGTCTTTGCCATGTGCTCGAAGCTCTCCACGGGGGCTGTAAAGGTGCCGTAAGTTTGGCGCACCGGGGTGAGGACATGATCACCACCCGCGGCGGCTAGCATGTTGATCACCTCTTGGCTCTTATAGGGGTCGTAGCCGATGCCCAATATCTCATATCTGCGGCTTAGCTCCATGACGTGCCGCACGATGGCGCGGTAGTCTATCACAGGACCATCGGTCAAAATCAAATGTCCATCTTCTGCCCACTTGCGGTAAAGTTTTTCGTTGGGGTGATCCTTGAGTGCACCCGCGGGGAAAAAATAGCTTGTGACAAATCGAAAGCCTTTGCCCTCGCGGTCATAGACGCCCGCGGTGACTGCGGAGAAGTCGTCACTGATGCTGAGGTCGATTGCCACCATAGCTTGCGGGCGGGTCTTGTAGCTTTGTAGGCTTTCGGGGCGCATCATGCGGCGGGCTAGGGTGCTACTTATCCAGCTGCGGGTCTCAATCTCGGAGTAGATGTTGAGCAGCTTTGTGCGGAATGCCATCAAAGACTCCGCGCCCTCACGTTGGGCGGCGCTCCATTGCTTGCGGTAGAAGTCCATCGACACGGTCACCCCCATGTGCGGGTGTACCTTGCGCCACGTAGCCTCATCGCCCTCATCGTCGTCGACGTCGGGCATGAACAAATGACCGAAGCTCGCGTCGTCCTCGTACTCGCCTAGTAGTAGCTTTTTGTAGCCCTCCACCTTGTCGAAGCACGGGCCATCGAGCACGTCGCTTGCCGTGGTGATGATGACGGTGAGCGGATTGTCGCGCGCACCCATCGAGGTCGTCAGCACATTGAGTAGGTCGGAGTCTCGCGCCTGCGCGTACTCGTCCATGATGACGGTTGAGGCGTTGAGCCCGTCCTTGGTGTTGGCGTTTGCCGTGAGGCACTGCGCAAAGGCGGGGCGGTCGGGGCGGCGGCTTTTGATCTCGGTCTCGTTGTTGACATAACGCCGCTCTTTGGGATCGAGCTTGCGAAAGCAGCCACGGACGACGGCAAAGCACTTTTTTGCCTGGTCCGCACTATTGGCGCAGGTGTAGCTCTCCGCATTGGAGTCACCAAATAACACATCATCCACGACAAAAAAAGCCGCGCTGGTGGTCTTGCTAAACTTACGAGGCACAAACCAAAGCACGTCCTGGACAACACGCTGCCCGCCCGACCAGAAGCCGAAGACGTGCGCAAATTGGAACACCTGCACGGGGGTCATAGCGTAGCAGGTGACGCCGACCTTGCCTGGAAAGTGCAAGGACTCGTACACTGCGATTTTTTGGCGCACCACGCCTACACTGAGCCCGTACTTGTCCACTAGTCGCAAAAATCTTTCGACGGCGAGCTGCTCGAAAAGATTGTGCCCCTCGGGGTTGCTTGCTACCTCTAAGCAGTAATCCAGCAGACGGCTGTCTACCTCATCGAGGGCGTACGGGCGCAGGTCGACTTGTGCCAATCTCACAGAGACGGCATTTTTAGCCTCCCTGAGCCTCTCTTTTTCTTCGTCCATTGTCATATACTACTTGCAATTAGTTACAGCGTTACGCGTCTCCTTGATGGCCTTCTTGGTCAAATTGATGAGCGGGTCGTCCTCATCGCCTACGTCTAATGCGTCGGCGGTAAGCCCGAGCACCTTGGTGTGGTCCTTGACAGCGGCGAGGGCTTCCTTCTGCACTCGAAAGGCGGGGTGCGGGGCTATCTTGGTGCCCATGCGCGTCATCTCCTCCACGGTGGTCTTGCTGAGTCCATCGATTTCGGCGTTAGCCATATCGAGCGATCGCAATGCGCTTGCAAGGGCTTGTATTTCCGCGCTGAGGGCGGGCACGTTGGCACCCGTACCACGTAGGGCGCGCTTTATCTTGGCAGCGTACTCATCGCGGTGTAGGGTCTTGCTTTTGAGGATGGGGGCAAAGCGTCTCTCGATAGCTAGTAGACGCTTGTACTCCTCGACGCTGATGAGCGTCTGTCCGGGGTCGGTTGTAGGGGTCATATTTTCGGGGGTCTAGGTTAGGATTTTGCTAAAGTTTTGCAGGGGTACGCGAATTTCAAATTCTCCGCACGCAAAAAAAGGGGGGGCTGCGGGGTATCGGTCGAGAGGGGGCGGCTAAAAAAATACCCCCCGGGGCTCTCGGTCGGTCGTGGACTACCACCCCGCTGCTTGTAGTGTCGCCGGGGGGGGGGGATTGCCCGCGGCTGTCAGTCGTCGCTGCTGTCGAGATACTTGCTCAGCTTGGCGAGCTCCGCAGCCACGCGGCGGCGGTTGCCTTGCTTGCCGCCTCGCCCCATCTCTAGGTGTGTAGCTAGGTGGCACGAGTGACACAGCGCGCGGAGGTTGTGCGGGTCGAATAGTAGCCGTGCCCGCTCCGCCTTGGTGGTGCCGTCCTCCACGGGGCGGACATGGTGCACCTCTGTGGCGGGGGTTAGTCGCCCCTCGTCTTGGCAGCGTTGGCACATGGGGTGACGGCTCAGCACGTCGCGGCGAAGTCGTCGCCACCGGTCTGAGGTTATGCCGGCTCGGTAGTCGGCGCTGTGGTCTGTGTCTGGTCTGTGCATGATCGGTATTGTTGTACTAAGGCGCTAAGGTGGTCGAGTAGCGCTTGCTGTGTGTTGGCTTTGCGGTCGATGGCTGCCGCGGCTTGGATGTCCACAGTATCGGGACATAGCACACGGTAGATGATCACGGGATGCGCTTGCCCTTGTCGGTAGAGTCTTGCATTGGCTTGCTGGTAATACTCGAGATTGTAGCCAGTGCCTAGCCAGGCTATGTAGTGGCCGCCCTGCTGCATATTGAGCCCGTAGGCAGTTGAGGCGGGGTGCGCCAGTAGCACGTCAATCTCTCCCGCGTTCCACGCTTGCAGGTCTTCGGCGCCAGCGTATATCCTCACGCGCTTGTCCTTGAGATGCCGCAGCAGACGCTGTGCGTCGTGTTGATACTGATAAAACACCAGCAGCCCGGAGCCGGACGCATTAGCGCCCTCGGCTATCTCTGCTATCTTGTTGAGCTTCTCCGCGTGCACCTCGTGGGCGTTGTGCTCCTCGTCATAGATTGCGCCGTTGGCGTATTGGCTTAGCTTGTTGAGTAAGGCAGCGGCTGAGGCGGCTAGTACTGCTTTGCTAGCCCCTTTCAGATTGTCAGAGACGTGCAGCACCTGCGACCGTTCGAACTCTTTATAGCTCTTTTGCACTTTTGGAGGTAGTGGGACGTACTCCGTGATGGTGTTGCAGTCGGGCAGTGTCAGATAGTCCGCCGCCTGCATTGATAAGCAAATATCGGAGATGCGCCCACGGATTACTTTGTCGGCTCCAGCTTTCGGTGTGGAGCGTATAGGGATGTGGTTGACGGTCTGTGTAACAAAATAGAGGTCGCGGAATTTTGCGAAACTCTTCCCAAGTCGCTCGCCTAGGTCGATGGCGAATATCTGCGCCCACAAATCCAGCAGCCCGTTGGGCGATGGCGTGCCGGTCAGCCCCACCACGCGGGTTGCATAGGTGCTTGCTATCCGCAGGGCACGGGACCGCAGGGCGCGGTGGTTTTTGAAACTCGTCAGCTCATCGATGATGATAGCATCGTAGGTGGGCTGGCCTCTGTGGTGTGTGTTGATGAGCCACGAGAGATTATCACGGGCGATGACATAGACATCGGCGGGCGTATTGGCGGCCTTTGCTCTGCGTGTGGCGTCGCCTAGTATAGGGACAACGCGCACGCCTTGCAGGTGGGACCACTTGGCAGCCTCTGTTGCCCATGTTGTCTCCGCCACTTTTTTGGGTGCCACGACTAAGGCGGTCGAGATGTCGCACCCATTGATGAGGTCTTGCAGTGCTGTGAGGGTGATGACGGTTTTGCCGAGTCCCATGTCAAGAAACAAGCCACAGCGGGGTTTGCTTTTTACCCACTCGATGGCGGTGCGCTGGTACTCGTGCGGTATGTAAGTAATCATTTTGTGCGGTATATTGTGAGGTATCCTTGATCTTGAGATATGTCGATGTCGTGCGGCGGGTGCTGTGTGTCGGTCAGATAGTCCACCAGCCACGCCGCAGCCGGGCGGCAGTCTAGGCAGCACGCCGTCTGCCTTAGTATTGTCAGCTGTCGCAGTCGCTCCACTTGCAGCGGTCGAGGTCTTGCTCCAGGTCTTTTTATTTCAGCCCATGCCGTTCTCCCATCGTCTGTCACGATGAGGCGGTCGGGGTAGCCACTCTCTTGGGAGTTGCCGTACTTAAGACACAGCCACCCTTTTTGTTTGCATAGGCTTGCCAGATATTCTTCGATGCTTCGCTCACTTTCCCTGTTGTTCTTGCTTGTCATTTCTTGGCATTTTGTACGTCGTGCTACTTGCAACCTCGCGCACGCACGCGTATATTACGGGCGCTCTCACACTTACGCGTTAAATTATTTAACTCCATTCTATCTATATATCTCATTTAGAATTTTCTGGTTGCACTGGTTGCACTCGTCATGATTGCTAGTGTTTATCGTGGATTTCCGCGCAACCGAATTGTGCAACCGAACCTTAAATGCAACCAAGAAAACGTGCTTTTTCGGTTGCACGCGCTTTTTATGTCGCTTCCGTCATTTTTCGCATTTGCATTTATTTTGATTGATTGTTAATCGAATTTCACATGCAACCCGCTTTCTCGGTTGCGGTAACTAGCACTCGCCGCGGTCGGTTGCAGGCTTTTACAGGTCGTCCTTCGGTGTACGTGGTAAGACGGCTCGAAATCCTTTCTGTCGGCCGTAAAGATGCCGTACGTGGTTCACCGTGGCTGCTCTTTCCCATCCATCTCTGCGATCCATATATCCCATAACTTTGCGCGACACGTTGCGATAGTGCGGATTATCGGGGCGGATTTTGAGGAACTCTTGGAGGAACTCTGCTGCGCAAAACTCTACACGCGGCTCAGTGCCGATGGCGGTGAGTGGGTCAGCATCCTCGTCCTGTCGCGCTCTGTCGTAGTACTCGCGTCGGCGTTGGATACTGTCATACAAGTCCCAGCCTGCGGGCAACTTGATGGCTAAATACTGCTCTAAGAGGTCAAGTATTGGATCATCGTTGATGTCCTCATTATGCTCCTCTTGCACGACTCTGGCAGCCTGCTCCTCCTCTCGTGAGAGATAGAGTCGTTCGCCCTCCTTATATAGGTGTACAGCCTCCGCCCATATTTGGTCTCGCATTTTTTGGGTAATTGCCCACACGTCGCAGGTCTTTGCGCGTTTTTGTGGGTCTATGCGGATGACCCAGAAGCGGCGGTTACCTGTCGTCCCGCGAAGAAAAAACTCCTCATTTGTCGTGCCACAGAAAACGCACTGCCGCGGTCTTATGACTGTATTAGTGCCATAGGCGGGGCGGTAGATGTCCTCGGTCTTAGACAAGAAAGCCTTGACTTGCTCCACTTCGCTGCGCTTGATGCCGCCGAGCTCGCCGAGCTCAATCATTTGCCGCCCTTGTATGCTCTCCATAGCCTCCTTACCCTCCATAGTTACAAGGGAGTCGGAGAAGTAGTCGCCCGCCATCTTGGCGAATAACGTAGATTTGCCTGCGCCCTCGGGACCGCTAAGCACTAGACAGTTATCAAATTTGCACCCGGGCTGCATGATACGCGCCACGGAGGCGGTGAAAAATTTGCGTGTCATTGCTCTATTGAGCGGGGTATCTTCCGCGCCGAGGTAGTCAATGATGAGGCAGTCAAGCCGTGGCATACCGTCCCACTCTAGCACCTTAAGATAATCGCGCACGGGGTGATATCTGTGGGAGGTCAGCACCACATTTATAGCGTCCTTGATGCGGTCCTTGCCCTTGAGGCTGTATGCTGCCTCCATGTAGGCGCGCAAGTTGCTCTCGTCGCGGTCGCTCCATGTGGTCGCTTCATTGTCCCACGGCAGCCCCCCGCGCACAGAGACAAAGCCCGTGAAATCATTAAGCCACAGCCGCCCGCTTATGTGCGGGTCGTTGTTGAGTACTGCCACCATGTTGGCGGTCGTGTTGAGCGGTGCCCCATTTTTGTCTGTCTCCAGCAGCTCGTGCACCTTGGTGATGGTCTCTTTGACGTCCTTGGTGCCCTCGTCAGATGCCCAGCCGGCGAAGTCCTCCGCCGCGCTGTCGGCTCTCTCCTTAGCGAGCAGCGCGCGCGTTGCTTTGTCCTGCGCTGCGTGTCGCTGCATCTCCTTGTATGATGGTAGCTTTGTGGAGTCTTGTACACGGCAGCCCTCATCAAGATGCCCATAAAGATGCAGGCGCACGAGGTCATAGGCATTGCACAGCTGTCGGCTGGTTGGGTCTGTGTCGTGGTGGGAGTAGGCAAATTTGTCCTCGTAGGTGATGAGGCCGCCCGCCACGCTGCCTTGCTTGTAGGTGTAGCGATGTGGGGTGCTTGTTGGTTCGTAGATGTCGGCGAGCTCCTCAGCGAGGACGTCGGAAATGCTATGCGCGCGGCAGTAGGCGCCAATAAGTCCGGGCTTTTCTGTGGGGTCTCCCGCGCGCTTTGCCTCGTGCCGGATGATGTCGGCTTGTCTAGACGATACCGGCCAGGCGGAGCAATCGAGGGGGTCGCGGTAGGTACTGAGTACTTGATCAACATCGAGGGGGTCGCCGTCTTTGACGCGGAAAAAATACACGCCATCGGATGAGGTGGAGGGCCAATAAAACAATCGCGCGCCCTCGTAGGTGGTATCGTCAAATTTATCGATGCCTATCGTATTGGCAACCCATCGGGCGATTGGTTCGTATTCATGCGGCTGCACATCGCGGGAAAAAGGCACAACGAGGCGCAGTCTTGGCGTGTCGTCGCTGTGCTTGTGGGTGCTGTACATCATCGCCGCGCAGTCGAGCACCATCTCCACATCGTCCCACTCTCCACCGGTGCCGTAGTCAATATCTAGGGTTGCCATCGTCCGGGTGGTGACGTGTGTGGTCTTGCGCTTGCCATCTTTGAGGTATGCGGCTACAAAACCGCCTACGTCCTTAATCTCAGCTTGCTGCTCCTTCGGCATCTTGGCATATTGCGCCCGTGTCTCGTGGGTGCGGTGCGTGTTGCGGCATCTTTGTACAAGCTCCGCCCACGTCACGCTCTCGTTGCGCCAGTGCTTAGCCTTGCGCGTTGTTGCTGTTGCTATGTTATAGTATTTTGCCATGTTGTTTGTTGTTCGCTTTATCTTCTACAACTCCTACTTTCGGCTTTTTGGTAAAGTCTGTCCATTTCCTCCAAGACATCTCGCAGAAGAAAGGGCTTCCCATTTTGTATCTCATACACTATGCACCTTATTTCCTGCCTACATTCATAAGCCACTTGCCTATCTTTCAGCCCTCGATTTCGAGGCTTGTAGTATTCACAATGAGATTCTGCCATTCTGTTTATAAGACAGGTTTCGGGTTCGTCCAGAAATAACATGTGGTCGATGCGGTCGACATACTCCTCCCCTCGTTCGGTTATAATTTCCATTGATTTGCTCATGTTGTTTCTAGTGTTGTTTCTAGTGTGACGATATTTTGAAATCCGAAGGGCTCTAGGCCTGCGATTGCGATTTTCACACCGTTGTTTAGGGTGATACTGATTGAAATATCCCCTTCGGCAAACGCTGCTTTGTCCACATTGAAATACTCCATTACCCAAAGTAGTTTTTGTATTACGATACCTCTAAAGAATGATTTCCCGATGCGAACGATTGAATCTTCAGTGGGTATCGTAAAGCCAGTGCTTTCAAATACATATTTGGCTTTCCCCTCTCCCTTACAAGAAGGGCAATCGGCATAGCGGAAGTGCATTTCGCCGTCTTTGTCTGTATATTCCCACTCAACCTCTCCAAGACCGTTGCACTCTTCGCACTCTCGCCCTTTCTCTATTAGCACTAGCTCTTTCTTCATCTCGAAAGATTCAAAAACCTTCTTCAGAGATTCAAAGGTGAAATATCCTTCCATAGAATCACGAAACACCGTGTATATGGACGGCTTTTCAATCTCATCATAGCTTTCTGACAGCATGCTGGGGTCCATCATGATTAGGATTATCCCATTGGTTGCGAATACTTTTTTGCATCGCGTTTCGTAGTAGGGTTTGTGGGCCGCCACATGATGGCTGTGTGGGTCGCAAAATAGCTCAAAAAGCTCTTGCTCGTTGTTGATTCGTTTCTTGTTGTTACTCATAGCTTTGTTGTTTCTGTGGTTAGTCTTTTTTGTAATATGGTGTCTCGTAGCCGGCGCCGCTCAGTGGCAAGTCTTTGCACCAGCTTGGTGGATTGGCAAAATGTTTTTCTAACTTTGCTAGCGGGGTGCCCTTTTTGACTTCTACCACTACCTCATCATGTACATGGAAAACCACGCGCGCGCCCTCTGCATCGAGACGCAGCAGCACTTCGGCAAGTATGTCGCGGGCGATGGCTTGCACCACGTTTTCGGTGAGCTTTCCACCGTATGTGCGGAGCGTCTCCCATCGCCCCGTCGTTTGGTTTTGTCCCTCATAGGTTATCTCAGCCCCGTAGATGCCTTGCTCCACTTTTGCGCGCGGATACATCAATGAGCGACCCGACGGCAGTACGATGCGCAGCATACCGCGGAAACGGCTAACGACCAGCCCACGATTGAGTCTAATCTCGCGCCCCGTTTGTAGTGCTTGCGTGGCTGCCTCATTGAGATTGCGCCAAAGTCTGACAATGCGCGGATTGGCTACTCGCCATTGAGTGACGGTGATCTCCATCTCCGCCTCTGACAATCCGAGACGCGCGCCGCCCATTGCCTCCAAAGCTGCCACGCCCCCGCCATACCCGAGGGCTAGAACAGACACCTTGCCGCGCGGCCGCAGCTCTGCATTTTGCCCATGCTTTTCGACGGGGACACCAAACATTTGGGACGCCGTGGCGCAGTATATATCCCCTCCGCTGCGGAATACATCTAGCACCCATTCTTCACCGGCTAACCACGCAATAACTCGCGCCTCGATGGCTGAAAAATCGCAAACTTGCAGGGTGCAGCCCTTTGGGGCGACGAACGCGGTGCGGATGAGCTCGGACAAGACGCGCGGCGTGCTGTCGTACATTAGCTCAATCTCATCAAGATCGCCGCGTCTTACGATGTTGCGCGCGTGATCTAGATCGGGCATGTGGTTTTGTGGCAAATTTTGTACTTGCACCAACCGCCCAGCCCATCTGCCAGTGCGTGAGGCGCCGTAAAATTGCAAAAGCCCGTGTACTCGATTGTCAAGGCACACGCACTCGAGCATGGCTTTATATTTTGCGGTGCTGGTCTTGCCTAGCTCTGCACGCAGTCCGAGAACACGGCGGGCAAGTGGGGAGGCAGTCGGCATGAGCTTTGAGAGGCTTGCCTTGTTTAGGGTGTCGACGTCCATGCGGCAAGTATCGCGCAGCCATGCTTTGAGCTGTGTCGTGCTGTTGGGGTTATCTAGCCCCGTGAGCACTCGTGACTGCTCTAGGAGCTTTGCGCGGTGAATATCGTCCATCTTGGTGGCGGCATTGACAAAATCCAAATCTATGAGTACCCCGCGGTCGTTGATGTGCTGGTCTGCAATATACAACGCGCGCTCAGTCTCTGGTAATTCCAGTCCTTGGAGCTTGTCGGCAATCGCCATCTCAACCTCCACATCTCGGACGCAATACGCTTTAAAGGTGCGCCACTCCTCTCGCTCCTCTTCGGTGGTCGGCACATTGCGGGCGCCCTGCTTGTTGGGCTTGCAGTACTTGCGGATGAGCTTGCGCCCCTCGTCCATTTTGCCCTCTGTGAGGCGCAGTACCTTTGCGCAGTCGCCTAGTGACCTAGGCAGCCCCCATCTAGACGCGAGCACCGCGGTGCAGTGCCACTGCGCGGGGTCTAGTAATCTGTCGAGCATCCTGCTAAGGCACAAGCGCTCAAAAACGGCGTTGTGGGCGTGCTTGGCGTAATCCGGAGAGGCTAAAGCGTCATGTAGCCACTCGGGCAGCGTCTCAGCTGTCAGGTCTATGCACTTGACGGGGGCTCCATCTAGAGAGTAGGCAAATAGTAGCACCGTGAAATCTTTTGCCCCGGAGTACCGGTACGGTCCGCATTTGGGTAGATCCTCGCTACTGTATGTTTCGATGTCAATATATAGGTCGTGCATTGTGTTATGTTACAAAATGCGGGCGACCGCTGTGTGATAGCAGCCGCCCGCCAGGTTATTAGATGTCGTCGTCGTCGATGTCGTCGTCGAAATCTGAAAAATCCGAATCCGCGCTTGCGCGTCCTCCTAATCGGTCGTCGTCCTTGTACTTTTTGAGGTTGTTAAGTCCGCAGGCAACGCCGCGGTTACCGCTAACATCGTAGCCATAGAAAGATATTGAGAAATAGCACCACACACCGCTATAAATTTCTTCCTCATCCATGATGGGGTTGCCCTGCTTATCCACGACGCCGGGGCGGGTGTTGCTCTTTGCGTTGAGGTAGTAGTGACCGTGGTAAATTTCATCCTCTTTCTCGTCGCCATCGCGCAGCGGGGTGTCGAGCTTTTTAGGCAACTTGCCGCCCCACTTGCTTTTTACTGCTTGTTCCTTTGCGGCTTCGATGGCAGCCTCGATTGCGGCGATGGTCTTCTTCTCCGTCTTTGGGATAAGGATGTTCGTCATGTACTTGCCATCGGCACCACCCTCGGGGGCGTACTTGGCAAAAACGTGGGTGTAACTGAGGCGAGCGGGTCCGCCGATGACTTTGGTGTCTCCCTTGATTTGGGGGTCTTTCATTTTTTTTGAGATTATAATGTGATTAAAAATTCGCGAAGTCCGCGCTTGCTGCGTTGTAGGGCTGTCGCTTGTCGCTGAGTGGCACAAGTGTCGGCTTACCTTGCGGCTTAGTGATGCAACCAGCGAGGATGTCGGCGAGTAATTTTTTGCCGCACAGCTTTTCTAGCGTGGTGAGGTTGTGCAGCTCTTTGGGCTTGTATATGTGATCCGCAGAGTAGCCTGCGCCCGTGAGTGCAGTGGCGGCGGCCTCTTGGTTGGTGATTTTACGGATGCTGCGACCCTCCACTACCTTGTAGCCGTCAATGTCTTGACCGTTGAGTACGAGGTCTAGCGCGTGCTCCTCAGCAGCTGCCGCCCATGCCTTGATTATATCGAGGCGCGGCAGGATGTCCGTGTAGTCGCTAGGTTTTAGCAATCGTGGGTCTTCGGCGGCTGCCATCGTTTCAGCAGCATAGTCGGCGAGTTTTCGACAGCGGGGCTTGATTTTGCAAAACTTGCACCAGTCACCTGCGCATTGTTCGCCATCGCCCTTGATTGCTTTTTGGGCTGCGGGCTTTAGAGTCGTGAGCGCCCATTCAAGCAGGTCCTCAGTGCTTATTGTCCAGCTGCTGACGTGGTCGAGGCGTGGCTGTATGATGGTAATGCGCACGCGCTCAATCGCGTAATCTGCCGCGTAATAATCGAGTGCGCCAAGGGCATAAATCATGAGCTGCGGGTTGTCCTCCGCCTCTACTCTCACCCCCTTGCCATATTTTAGGTCTACAATCTCGAGCTCTCCGTCCCGTATAATCGTTGCATCGGATGTGCCGAACGCCTCGGGGACAAAGGTGGATAAGTCGTATCTATTTTCTACGATGAGAGTGGAGGGCTGCGCACGGTGCTGCGCAATGACGTAGTCCGTGTAAGTCTGCACGTGTTCCGGCATCTCCCCCGTAGCATAGTCGGCAAGATTCTCGATTTCGCGGTCTTCTTCGCGTGTTGGTAGGCTTAGGTACTCTTTGAGGTGCTTTGCTGCGTAGGCGTGGGCTAGCGTGCCCTCCTTGGCGTAGTCGCTGCCTTTGTCCTCTGTGCCTTGCTCTAGCATCACGGAGGGTGTGCAGTTAATCCAGCGGTGCGCTGCGGATGGAGATAATAAAGCGTGTTGTGATGGCATTATTAAAAAGGTACGTTTGAGGTTAGGCCGCCTTTGCCGTCGGGGATGATAGCGCCGAGGCGGTCGATGAAACATTGTCGCGACTCCACGGGTAGCGTAGTGGGCTTACAGCCGGATGAGAGTAGGTCGGCGATTTGTAGCGCCTCTTTCGACAGCGCTCTATTATAGTTCTTGTACTCTGTGCTATCGGCGTCAGCTATATAAGTACCCACCTCGTTGTAGTGCCCGCAGCCTAGCGCCACGCGTTTGTCGTTGATGGCCTTGCGGATGTCGTCCTCTGTAAGGGCTCTCGCGGGTGCTGGGTGTGGGGCGGCTGCTGTGGGTGCTAGGGGCACAGTGGGCTTGCTTTTTGGTTCCTTCACGGCTACAGGCTGTGCCACAGGTGCGGGCTGCGTATGTGGCTCCATTACAAAGTTGTTAGAGATGCTGAGCCCACGCAGGGCATCGGCGAGCGCCTCGACGGCACCGGTGAGGGCCTCGGACGTGTTGAGGGTGATGTTTAGCGTTATTGGTGTCATTGTATATATTATTTGCGGGCTGCCATGAGTCGCCAGCCTCTAAAGTTGTCGCGGATGTCGTCGAGCTCCCGCACTGCAGTGTTTGCGTCCTCGTACTTGATGAGAGGGGCGCCGTCGAAAGCAATAAAGGCGTGCTTGTCGTAGTGCAAGAGTGTGATGCGCTGCCTTGCCTCTTTGTCGATTGCGAGCCACGCCGCGCGGTGTGCTTTCGCTCTGCGGTGTTCCATGAGGGCTTGCAACCACTGAGCGAGCTTGTTGCTGTTTTGTTGTGCCATTGTCTTGTTATTATAGATATATGCTACGCCAGAATTTGATGAGGGCCGCGCCGGTGTATGCTTTTCGCCCGTTGCGTCTGTCTATGATGTAAGACAGCCCCGCGTCAGTGTATCGCTGTATTGTGCGCTTACTCACTCCTAATGCGGCAGCAGCCAGCGCGGGCGTGTATCGCCCTTTTGGATCTACTTGTGGCTCGGTCGGTGTCATTATTTTGTCCTTGTTATGGTTATGATTTCTTTGTCGCTGTCGTAGTTAATTTTATAGCATGCGCCGCTGATTTTTTTCTCTCGGTAGACTATCGTGCGGAGGCTGAGCGACTGCTTGTAACTTACGCCCGCTGAGGTGATGGAGCCCCCCGGGGATAACTCTCGCACCTCGGCGGTGCCTATTGTCTTAATGGTCTGTGTCATCTTTATCGTCTTGGCTGAGTATTTCGAGCACGGTGGGCAAAGCAGCCAGCAGGGTCGTGAGTACAGCGAGGGCGAGAATAGCCTCGTCGTTGGTTGCTAGGCCTAGGATAAGCTCCGCCGCCGCCATGGCATTGAGCGCGACGAGTGTCACCGCGGAGGTCATCGAAATGTCGCAGCCCATGAGGCTCGATAGAAGTTTGTGGGGTCTTCTGAAGTCTTTCATTTGTCGATATTTTTTTCTGGTGGGCGGCGGCGGAGTCGAACCGCGTCCTCTTCGGAGGGCTAACCGAGCCCGCCCGGCTCCCCCTTAGCGTTTCCCAACGAGCAGGAGGATATCATTACGAGATGAAAAAAGTAATCTTGTATCTTAGTATAGTATGCCTAAATCTATGAGCTTTTGTCTTATGCGCTGCACCTGCTTTTCAGCTATTTGAAAAGCCTCCCAAAATGGTGGGCAAATAATGTCGACTTGCGCTCTGATTGCCTCTAGCTTAGTCACGCGAGGCCCGTATAGGTCTTTTATAGCAACAGCTTCGGTTTTCAGGGACTCAATAGCGTGCCAGATACGCACGACTTGAATATGATTGATTGTGGCACCCCGTCGAAAGTCCTCACTTAGTTCCGGGTGCTTTGCGAAGTGCAAAGCCTCCGAATTTTCAGCGGCTATTTCTGCCAGCTTCTCAGCTTTGCGTGCGCGTTCGCGCAGGATCTCTATAGATCTATTTGCGGCATCGTTGAAATTTTGTGCGTCCATTATTTGTTTGTTTGTTTATTTGTTACTAACTTTGTGGCAACACCCAGCATTACTTTGTTAGGCTGTTTAATAGTTTATTGCCTCAACTGGTGCAAAGATACTAACATTGTTATAACAAACCAAACAAATTTGTTACTTTGTTAGTTTATTTGTTAGTTAAAATGTATTATATGGTTGATTTCAAGGCTTTTTTAGTACTTAACAAGCTCAAACAAAAAGAAGCGGCGGAGTATTTCGGCGTGTCTCGTGAGATGATAGCGCAAATCTCATCCGGACGGTCTCGCTGCCCAGAGGCGTGGCGAGATAAGATATTAGAGGACGGCACATACCAGCTGCCAGATGAGGGCGACCCCGCAAAGGTGGCAGAGATAAGCCCCTACGAAGTGGAGCTCAATGACGCAAACAGCCTAAAGTATTACTATGAGATGGAGGCCACAGCGAGCAATCTCACTCTCTTTGACGACCGCGTCAACACGTGGCCGTTCCGTCGTCTCAATATACCAGCATTCGCGGGATGCCTCGGGCTTAATGTTACGGGGGACAGTATGCTGCCAACCGCAAAAAACGGGGATATTGTGGCGGTGAGCCCTACCCCCGTGACCACTATAGCCAACGGCGAAATATACCTTATCACAACGACAGACGGGCAGCGTATGATCAAGCGCCTAGTACGTTGCAAGACAGAGTCGGGCGAGGATGCAGTGCGCTGCGTCTCCGACAACGCCGACAAAGGTCTCTACGATGATTTTGTTTTAGAGGGCTCGCGGGTGCTAAGCGTGCACCGAGTGCGTGGATTTGTTTCCTGCGTGGTGCTCTCATAA